CAAGACATGCCGTCGAAGGCGTTACGAACACCTTCGTCGTCAAGCAAAAAGTCAAAGGGTGGTGCCACCCTCGGACGATTATAAAAGCGCACATTCATGCTCTTGACAGGCATGGCGCTAGAGACATTCTTTTTCTGATCACTCATATTCAAAAATCTCTAAAGAATGTGCCTCGCATGGTAGTGACTCCATCCACAAGATTGAACTGTACAGTTCGGTTGTTTCCAGAGCCAGGTACTGTAAGAGGCACATACTGTATGTTCTTCGATGAAACATCGAACCACATATACTCTTCCAATGTAGCAGTGCGCGTTCTAAGCGCAGCCATATCGGAAGATAAAGCGGACAAAGATGAGTCCAAATTTTCAACTTGTGTTGTCAGATTTACAACAGCACTTTCAACACTGAAAATTCGACCCTCAAATGAATCCACTTGACTAGTGAGAATATCAACCCTAGCATTATTTAGCTGAACCTGTTGGCCCAAAGCTCCTACAGCTACGGTCAAATTTTCGACCCCCTCACTAAGGTCAATGACCCTTGAATTAAGTACATTCACACGTCCTTCCAAAGACTCAACACGTTGAGCTAAGAACTGGACGTCTGACTGTACTCGATCCAAGTCACTTCTCAAGGTGGGTACCCCTTCTTCGTTCAAAACGTCGTATAAGGTCCCACCTGAAGCAGAGATTTCCTCTGCTATACCTCCCTGAAACAAAATTGGAGGTTTATACACTACACGATCTCGCTGTAAATCGAGCTCGTATCTGTGTACATTGCTGTGAAACAAGTAGCGTATATATGCCAAATGTTGTTCATACGTGAACACCAACAGAGGCGAAACTGCTTCTCTCACAGCCGTAGGGAAAGAACGTTCCATGGTTCTCTTCAGAAGAGTTCCAACGTTTTCTTCATAAACGTCCTTTCCCATCATGACCCACTCGTCGAGTGCGGCATGAATAGTGCCTTTAATTTCTTCAAGGTCACTAACGGTGTTCCGGGTATATCCGAATCGACTAAAAACGGAAGCTTCCTCAATAGGACAGAACACCATATCTTCAAAGACGACGAATCGTCTTTTAAGAAAAGTCATTTCGTGGAGTGTTGTAAACAACTGTCCTTCCACGAATTCGCCCTTCATTCCAGGCGTGGCGATCATGCCGAGTCTCTTGAAGTATTCGATCAGCACAGGATAGTTAAAAATATCCTTAACCCGATCATCCACTCCGATAGTGACATCATCGCCATTATGAGATGAATAAATCACCTCAAGGAACTCCTCTAAATCAACGTAGCCTACAATAAGACTATAGATGTAGAAGAGAGCCAACAACGCTGCCAGGCCATTTATGTGGGTAGTATCAGGACTTCCTGACGGATTTGCATGCTCCTTCACAAAAGCAGCGTTTCCATCAACAAGAATCGACCGAACCATCTCATAAGCATGAACCCAGCGGTGGTTGTGGTAGCCGTCGTCTGTAGCTAGCTGAATTGCCAAAATAGCAATCATATAAGCGCCAAACAACAGCTCGGAAGGGAGATGTTTATCCCACTCCTTAAAATCTAAATCGAGGACATTTTTCTTTTTAGAAAGTTCCTCGTATAGATTTTTCCAGTCCATGGACAATTCATTGATTCCAATACTATTACGAAATAGAATTGGGTCAGCGGACATTGCCTCCCAAAAGGAGCCAAACAATCCGCGTCCAATCAAGAAGTTCTCCAATGGAACTGGATAGAAGACCCGAACCTTCCCAGCGGCGATATGCTTTTGAGGAATCGGCTGATCCTTGAGAGAACATCCTATAAAGGATGTCACTCTTTCAAGATGAGCCGATCTCTCAAGTTTATCCCTGCAAAACTTCATAAAAGTTTGGGATTTCGAATCATTCCTGAAGCCGTATCTACCGTTCTTTTTAAGTTCGATAAAATCAGACTTCTTAGGGCTACCCAACGCTGAGTGGGGCAGACCTGATGATTTGCCAACACGCATATGCCGGACAAACCTATTGGTGGTCCTTCCATTCATTCCGAGGTCTAAGACGTCTTCTTGTGGAAGTATACCAATACATTTGTCTGCCATATT